CTGACAAGTACGCCGGGAGATAATTGAGGAGTCGCCATTTTTTTCTCCTAAGTTCTCATTTACCTAAAAATATTTATTAAAAATCATTGCTTCATTTGTGAAAACAATGCATGAACATTACCAATCAGGATATTCCCACAAATTGTTGTTTTTAAATAAAAGTTTTCTCGATTTAGAAATTCTAATAATAGTGCATTTTTTGCACTCATATGAATAAGAGGATAAATTATATTTGTTTTTTCTTATCTTGTAAAACCCATCTATAAGATCTTTAGTTTCTCCGCAAACTTTGCAAGTTCTTTCTGTTAAATACAAATGCTCTGTTTGAAATTGGTCATTTAAATCCATTACTGATATTCCCACATATAAGACATGTCCCCATATTCATCTGTAAACCACCTATCCCCGGTTTCGTCCACAAAAGAACTTCCATCATTTAATCCATCTACAACAAATCCAAAGGGAGACATATCTTGTTCTATTTGATTTTTTTGCTCTTCATATAGTCTTTTTCTAATATCTTGATCTGTAAGTTCCTTAAAATAGTCTTGAGCAACTAACCATGCATAAATTACCAAGCACATTGCAAGGTCGTCATTACACCCATCTTCTGCTTCAAATGAATTATGTTTTGATATAAATGTCGTGAGTTCTGAAATAATTTCATAGTCATTGAAGATAAGTTTATCTTCTTCAATCATTGTTTTTAAATTAAGTGCCCCAACTTTTTTAACTGTTTTTGACATTTTAACCCCAAGTTGAGTTTTCTTTCCAGAAAATCCTTGCCCAACTATTTGTCCCGCTCTACCTCTCATAGAGCACATCAATACATTTTGATACTCTAAGTCATAATGAAGCAGTGATGCTACCTGATCACCAATATCATTGACTTCACATAAAATATATGCTCCATTGTAATTTTTAGCAACTTCGTATATAATATTAGGAAACAACATTGGTTTTATTTCATTGTTCCTATATTTTGCGATTAATTTGTGTGGAAATTCTGTAATATCAATCACTACAAATGCTGAATAGTCTTCACTCACGCCTCTGGCAACGTCTACAGTGATTGCATAGTCATGACCATCTTTCGGATTCTCGTAAATATCCAAACCAGCATTTCTTTTTAATGGATCTGAATATACCAAAGATTTCAATTTAGACGGTGCAATCAATGTATCAACAGAACCTAAGAACTCACATTCAAACTCAACTTTAAACTGCTGTTCTGAGGTATTAGCAATAGTCTGTGCTTTCCATACAGAGTCTCTTCCCGGAACTTCTGACCAATGAACTTCTGTGGGAATATATTCATTCTTACCTTTTTCTGCATCATGCCAATACCTATAAAAATGGTTCATCCCGTGTGGGGTTGAAACCATTATGACTTTGGTGTTTTTACCAGAAGTAATAGTAGGATAAACAGATGCAAAGAAGGAATCTGCGATATGGTTTGGAACGAAAGCGAACTCATCGAGAAAGAGGATATTGAATGACATGCCTCGGACAGCACTTGCAGACGTAGAAGCAGCCAGTATCTTTGATCCATTTTCTAACTCGATGTTACCTCTGTTCCATGCTATAATACCCTGTTGCATCCATTTAGGCAAGTTCTCATAAGCAGTGGCAAGTCTTCCAAGAAGTTCTCTTGCAGTTGCCGCTTTGTTTGCCAAAATACCAATGTTTACACTATCATTAAAAATAAGATAATGAAGTAGATAAGATACGACAGTTGTAGACTTTCCAGTCTGCCTAGGCATCTTGCATATATTAAATCTATTCTTATGAAAATTATTAATTAATTTCTCTTGAAAATTGTATGGTTTGAATTGTGTCAATCCCTCATCAAGAGAAACAATCTTAATGTAATTGTTTGCAAAATAAACTGGATCATCTTTACATTTTACAAATTCAATAATTTGCTCTTCTGTAAATTCTATTGCAGTATTTGCTTTTTTTAATAAAGGATTGCCAAGATATACTTCACTCATAAAAATTAGTCCTCAATAAATGTCACAGAACAATCTGCTTTTTGTAAATTAGAGTCAGATGAAATTGCCATAGTCAATGTTCTCCGTGGTGGTAAAACGATTCTCAGTGCATCAAGATCGATTGTTTCTGGAGCACCTGATGTAACGCAAAATACTGCTATTGGTTGTTGTGATGAAGTAATTCTGGTATCAGTTCTTGAGAATGAGGAAGCTTCTCCAAGTGGTGTATAATCTAAAGGATCGACAGTTGGAACATCAACATACAAGTAAATAAAACAAGGAGCAGTTGATGATGCTGTGGTTAGAGCACTAATCTTTTTGATGATAAGTTCTCTGGAATTAATTTTATTATTTACTATCAAATCTCCTTTGATAGTCAGTAGATGATATTTTACTCCAGTAGTATTCATCCCACCCGTCTTTGTTCTAAATGCGGCAAGTGGTAGAGTTGTGGTATTAACAATACCTTCAATAGCACCCATCATTGATGCACCAGACACTGTTACTCCAGCACCAGCATTTCCATCCAGATTAGCAGCAACGTAACCAACCTTAAGTGATGGATTGTCCAAGTGAACTGTATTATTTCTATTTGCATAATGAATATGATGAATTGGCATCATATCACCAGTCAAAGGATTTTCTACTGCAAACCTCATTTCACCAGCACCCAACCAACGGAAGTTGATTTGATATACATTCAGTTTAGTTGGATCCAGCGTAACTCCTGATGGGTTAGTAGTTCCACCCACACCAGTCATAGTATCAAAGTTCCAATCCTCTTGATAAGTCCAGTTACTTATGTGTTCTGCACCTACTTGTGCTGTTGTTGATGTTGCTACAAGTGAACCAGAACTTGCGATAGAAAATGTACCTGTTTTAGCACCAACACTTGTTGATAGAAAAGTAATATATCCATTGCTATAATCAGTCAACCATCCATTGTAAGTATGTGTTCCAATACCAGTTGCGTTTTGTGTTGCAGTTCCTGAAGCAACTGTTATAGTAGTCGCTGTTCCTGCAAGAGTAACAGTAACACTTTCCGATCCACTCGTTGGAGTTGTAATTTCAAATCTATGAATATGTGCTTTGCCACCATTTTCACGTAGAATACCAAATCTACCATTCGTATTAAAACCAACTTGAAGTGCTTGTTCTTGAGAAAAGAAACCTGCTCTTTGAGTATATCCTTCTACGCTACCGGAGAACTGTGCAGTAAATCTTGATAGAGCACCTTGTCCTGGACGATATCTTACAGATCTCTTGGAACGAATAACACCATATCCATAAGCACCAGTGCCACTTTCAACTTGCATTAAATTGTTGGAAGTAGTGATTCCGGTTCCAAATGAATATCTTTCAAATCTATCAGAGTTTAATCCATATAAACCGTCAAGTTGAAATACTGGAGTGATTTGGGATACTATGGTTTCTCCAAATGCACCACTACCACTTGCTGTTCCGTGACATCCATCAATATTTCCATACCTATCGGCACATATATAAACTTCAAAAAGACTTCTTTCTTGATTTAGATAGTCTTGATTATTTTTATTCCACTGTGCCATAACTCAAATCCACTCTAATTTTGAAGGGTGATATCTACTTGTACTTTTTATTTTTGTGTTATTTTGTTTTGCTGGATAAATTTGATGAACAACTGCACCTGGATATTCTCCCTGAAGATCTTCTCCAAGTTCTTGTTTTGATGGAAGACCGGACTTTGTTACCATCTCAAATCTGTATAAGTTACCTTGCCAGACTACATCAGCAAGATAACTCTCACCAACTTGTTTTTGTTCTGGTTGAGAGTTGATGTAAAGACTTCCGTTAAAGTCTCCAGATATGTTTACCGATTCTGATAAAAACTCTTTAAAACTTTTCATACTAGCACTTCCAACGGCGACGGGCTTTACAAACTGGTTTATCTGGTGTGGATGAGCAATCGATGTTATGCATGTCTTGCTGACCCTTAGAGCGTGCGCAGAATGACTTGCGACGTTTGGCATCCTTGCTTCCTGGTTTTGGGTCGCCAGTTACAGCAGTTTTGAGTTTGGAACCTGGATTCTCTCTGCGATATGCTTTGACTGCGGCAGGACTCATTCCGTCAGTTTTGTCTGACTTATTAACTTTCTGCCAGTCTTCAACTTGAAGAAGTGGTTGACCAGGCTCATAGTCTCTCATATTAAAATAAGTAAGTTTAGAATCTGGATATACTTTTCTTACTTGATCCTGAACTTCTTGTCTTGATGGACGCTTTCCTGATGGGAAGAACATTTGAAGAGAATAAACTTTACCTCTCCAAGAAACCATTACATAATAAATGTTTCCACTTTTTGCTGGCATTCTTACAGATTCTTCAATTTCTTTTACATAGTTTTTATTTTTTCCTGGTTTTCCAGCATCTCCACCATGCTTTTTGGTTCCGCAAGTTTCTGAAACTACCTCTTCAGGAACGCAGTTTGGAACTTCTTTTCCACCCTTCATTTTAGTTTTGGGTGTCCCAAGTTTTTTACCTTTCCAACACTTATCAGCACCAACATTATCTCTAGCTTGCTCAATACCCTCAACATTTAATGTTTTTGGATAGTCTTTATCGCCAGGTTTTGCTGGTTTTTCTCCACGCTTTCTCTTGGCATGAATATTTGCCCAAAGACCCTTTTTTTCCTCTCCAATTTCTTGAAGAATCTTATCCACAAGCATGACCTCTTCTTTTTTTACTTTTGGCAAATCTACGGAAGCAGCTTTTTTCTTTTGAAGTTCTACTGCCTTTGGTCCCAACTCTTTTGCGGCATTTGGGGTAAGAGCACCAGGACCTGTAGATCTTTTAATTTTATTTTTTGGATCTTTTAATGGGTTATTCATTTATCTATAAAAGTCTTCCATTTTACTATTTATTAATCATCATCTTTTTGTTGCTTTAACAATTTACTAAGTTCTGCTGTTGATCCTATAAACAAAGCATTGTTTGTAACACTTGTCGGACTTTTCTTTTTATCATCAGACTGAATGTCCTTCAACTTCTTTTGTAAGTCAATTAACTTTTCAGTTGCATCAGATACGCTTTTTATTAACTGTCCAGCAACTTCATATGCTCTTGGCATCTCAGTTTCTTGGGCAAGTTCTATCACCCCATTTAATGCTTCTTGACCCTTTTCTATAATAGAATACAAGTTTCCTCTACTATATTCATAATCTTTTTTAATATCATCAGATATTTTTTCGAATTTTTCAATTGAACTCTCTACATTAACATTTTCAACTTCTACTGCTGGTGTCATAGTTTCTTCTACATTAAAGGTCTCATCTAAACTGTCAAATTTATTACTCATAATTATCAGAAGCTGTCGCTAAATCCAAAATCATCACCAATTTGAACATAAGCATTATCTGCTTCTGTTATAATACTTACTCCAGAACCAGATACGTGAAGAGATATTGGTGTCCCATATTCACCCCTTCTAACTGTAAGTTTGTTTCCAGTCTTAGATTTTACATATAATGTTTCTGTGTCTATTGCAATATAAGATCCTTTTGCGATTGCGGAAGAATCTGCAACATCAATAGTTGTAGTCTCTAGATTAATATCTTCTGAAAGTGTAGTTGATACCTGATCAATATATTTCTTAGTTGCTTGTGGTTCTACTCTGTAAGTAATATCTCTTGTAGGAGATCCTGTATTTTCTCCAGAAACAAACCCAATAGCAACTTTCTTGACAACATCTTTGGAAGATTCGGAAGATGTTGGACCAAAAATGTAAGTTTTCGCAGTAAATCTTAGCGTATATATCAAGGCTCTTCTTGTGCTGAAATCACCTTCATAAGAATCATCCATAGTTATATTATCAAGAGTGATGGGAATGTCTCTCTTTTCTCCAATAACGTCTACTAAGTCTATACTTATACTATATGAAGGTTGAAAGTATGGTAAAATTTGCTCAACTATCTGAAGCATATCATCATTACTCTTTGTCATAATGGACAATTCAAAAGAAATATTATATGGAACTGGCATATAAGTGACTCTTAGGTCTGTCTTGTCAGTTTTTGTAGATGATATAATCGTTTGTATTGGCGTAACTTTTCTGGTTGGATCATAGTTTAATCCCACCATTTCAAATGAAAGTCTTGGAAGAGTAATTTGGACTGGTTTGTTTAAGTCTGGTGATTGCTCAAGTCTTGCTAAAAACTTTTGAGTTGGTCCATATGCAATTGGGACTTCAACAATAGAAAAAACATTATCGGAAGAATCCTTTCTCTTAATTGTTATACTATTAAATAAAGTTCCAAATCCGATTACTGTTTTTCTTATTATTTCGTTATAAAAATACTCAAACATATATTTTCCCAGATACTATTGATTATTTAACTATTTAAGGTGTTCCAAATGGATTTTTTTCTGTAAAGTCTAATATTTGGTCTGCTTCAGTCTCAATGTCTATATTTTGACTATAAGAATCATCAGAATCTACCATATTTATAGTTAGAACCTTATAAGTTGCTCCCGATTCACTTCCAGTGATAATTTCACCAACAACAAATTCCCCTGTAAAGTTCTTCAATTCCAAATCATTTGTAACTGAATTCCAAGACTCTACAAGAGCAGTTGCGCTACTTGCAGATCCTGTAACTGCTTCATTAAAGATGAATGATCCAGATCCAAGTAAGTATGGATCAGAAATAGTTACACTCGGTGCTACTGTGTATCCAGATCCTGTATTTGTTATTCTTATTGATGTGACTGATCCATTTGTCAGCACTGCATTTGCAGACGCTGAAGTTGATGCAATTCCAACAAAAGATACTATTGGTGCTGAATCATATCCCGAACCCCCATCAGTTACTGTAATTACACCGACTGCTCCATCTGATATTGTTGCTAATGCGGCAGCACCAACTCCTTCACCACCAATGAATGCAACCATTGGAACTGAAGTGTATCCGTAACCAGAATTTACAATTTCTACTCCTTGAACCTTATAATTTTCTTTGGAATCTGCACAATAATCAAACATCCCCGTAATTAAAGTTGCAACACCAACTGCTGTTCCTCCTGGAGATGGAGAAGAAGATATTGCAACTCTTGGTGCAGATGTGTAATCTCTACCTCTATTTGTTACAGTGATAGAAGAAACTGCCCCATCAAAAATATTTGCCACAGCAGTTGCAGTTCTTCCTGAACCAACTAGTCTGAATGTTTGAGTGTATGCTTGATCTATAAAATTATCATCTATCTGCTCAATATCCGTGTCTACAACTTCATCTCCATATCTAAAGAGTTCACATCTCAATTCATACACATAGTTCTTTTGCAATTGATAGAATGGAGATTCATGTTCAACATATTTTATTTCAAATATTCTATCCCCCAAAGGAAAATAAACTAAGTCTCCTTCTTTCGGTCTACTTGATAATTCAATATTACTAATAGGTTTTATTAGTGGTGAAATATAATCTTCAAATCTTTCTTTAGATACTACAAGAGTTAAGTCATCAATATCTTGAATTCCAAATTTAGACAGAAGTGTTCCTTGCCCACCATATCCATCATAAGAAGAGACATATGCTTCAATTGGGTATGCCTTATCAAATTTTGATTGGATTACTTCAGCAATTACTGTATTTTTAGTGATATATCTTCTAGGAATATAGTAAATCTCAACACCATACATTCTTATCTGTTCATTTATCAAATCCTGAACTAGATTTTGTTCTCCTTTTGATCCCTGAAGAAAAAATG